ATCTGCGGGCGGTAGCGGCGGATCAGCTCGCGGAGGCGGTGTCGTTTCCCGCGGTGCCGACCGTCTGCTCGTAGTAGTGGATGGCCGCCTGGACGACGGCGCCGAGCTCGCGGATGGACAGCTTCTCAGCCTTCAGCGCGGCGGCGTCCGCCTTGGTCAGCCACTTCTCCAGCGCGCCCCAGTTCGTCGCTGACTGATTCAGCGCCCCGAAGACCTCTTCGGCCTCGGTGGATTCCAGCGCGAACAGGTCCGGGAACGTGACAGTCTTCGAGCCGGAGAGCCCCACGCGGAACGGGTCCGGCTTGGCGACCTCCTTGCGGAGCGCGGAAAGGGACAGGTGGACGGTCGGCTTATCAACGGCCATGGGTGTTACCTCCGGGTGTGAGGGTTGGGTTACTTGGTGGGGGCGGGCGCGTCAGCCTTGGCGGCGTCGGCTTCCTTGACTTCGGCCGTGCGGGCCTTCTGTTCGCTGTAACCATCGCGGCGCAGCTCGGCGGCCTCGGTAGCAACGGCGGTCTCGACGGTGTGGTTGCCGTCAGGGGAAGTGAAGCGGGGCATGTCGGCTCCTAAAGTTGTGCGGGTGTTGGTGGTAAACGGTGCGCGGCGCCACACCCGGAGGACGCCGCGCACCGTGCTTGAGGGGGCTATGAACCCTGAGCGAAGCCCATGACCGTCTTGTTGGCCACGGCGCCAGTGCCGCCGATGTAGTGCTTCACGGGGACGCCGATGGTCGCGTCGGTGAAGACGTCGAACGTGAGCGACTGCTGGACGGCGTCACCGGTGCCCCACTTCTGGGAATCGGTTGAGGCCAGCTTCACGGAACCGTAGCCCCGGCCAAGGATCCAGTTGTTAGCTGCCGGGCCATCGGAACCGATGATGAGGAGGCGGTATTCCTTGCCGACGGGCAGGTCCGGCTCGTCAATGACGATTTCGCCGTTGGCCACGGTCTGAGTCGTGGCGGTCAGGTCGGTGCCGAGGGTCAGCTCGAGCATGTGCTTCCGGCCGGTCTCGAGCGCCGTCATGGTCACGGAGCGCGCCACTTCGGTGATGTCCGACCGGACCGGGGAGGCGTAACCGAGCGCGGTGACGTCCTCCTTGTTGATGTCCCGGCCGAACTCGTAGCCGTCCGGCGTGACCATGCCGACCGGCAGCCAGCCGAGCGTCTTCAGGTCGACCAGTGCGCCGCCGACGCCGAACAGGGTCGTCGGGAGAGCGACGGAAGTGGGGGCGAGGAAAGCAACGGCCTTCTGGATTTTCCTTACGAGGTTCCGGTTGTCGGAATCCTGACGGATTGTGTCAAACGTAGGCATGGTGAATAGACCCCTTTCGAGGGCTCAGAGTGGGTTAGTTCCCCGAACGGGGCTTAGGTGGCGAACAGCGTTGCGTGTGGCTCCACGCCCGCCAGGTTGGATTGCTTACTGAGATTGCACTTCAGGTGAGTCATAGCGACGTTCCCAAGGGTGTGCGTGCCCCCGCGAGACAGTGCGATGACGTGATCCAGCGAGGGGGATTTGGGGTTGGGGTGTTTCAGACGGAAGTTGATCTTCTCGCCGCACAGGTAACAGATGTCACCATGGGCCATGCGAACGTCTTTGGTCGTGAATCGCTCTACCGCCGTAGCTCTCTTCTGAGCGCGACGGCGCTGGCTGCTCGCCCGGTAGACGTCTGGATTGCTTGCTAGGTGGTGGCGACGGTAAGCCTTCACGGCGGATTCATTGCGATCAACATACGCTTTGTCCTCGCACCGCTCAGAGCAGTATCTAGCCCTACGCGTTGCGCTATTGAACTCTGAGCCGCACCGTTCGCAAGACTTGGGAGCATCCCACGCGATCCAAGGATCAGTGAAGTTGTCCAAGGTGGCTGCCCGCCGTGAATCCCGATAGCAGAAGCCCTTCACCCGAACTTCACGATGGCAGTTTGGCCACCGGCAAAGGGGCTTACTGGCGTTGCGCGTTTCCTTGCGTATCGCCCATGCGTCCCACGGTCGTCCGAAGTCGCCAACCACGCTTGCCCGCTTGTAGTCCCTTGGGCAAAGACCGCGCTTGATGGCGCTTTGACGTTCGCATTCAGGCCAGCGGCATGTAGAATCGTTCACGTAATCGAGCCTCTATCTCGGTTGCCACGCTCCCGGATTGTTGACGCAATCGCGGGAGTTTCTAATACCCCTATTTTACCTTGGAATGTTGCTTTCCTCGGCAGAAATCCGACTCATAGCAGCTACCATTTTCGCCGTGCCAAATGATTTTGTGACCGCCGAAGCGGCAAATTAGATTATGGAGAATCCGCTTCATTCCACTCCTAGTCAGTTGATCGGCCGGGACGTGACGAGGAAAGTCGCGGTGGCCTTGTTGAGCGTGTCGGACTGATAGGGGATGTCCGCCGGGGTGATGTCCGCTTCGATCTTGTCGATGAAGCCGGACCCGGTTTCGATGTCCTCGCCGATGATGGACGCGGCGATGGACTCCAGTGTGTTGACTGCGGCTTGGCCGGGCGCGTAGACCTCGATAGTCGCCCGGTCGACACGGTCCACGAAGCCGCGGGTCCCGCCAGTGACGTAAATCAGGGCCACCGGGAACGGGCCCTGAATCGCGCCGTAGTCGTCGGCGGGTATCTGGTAAACCGCCCGGACAGGTTGCCCAAGGTGGGTCGCCCCGTCGATCAGATCAAATAGGGCATCGCGGGTATCAGGGAAGACGAGAGCGTCGATCATTTGCCCCTCACCGCCATAGACTCAGCCACGCGCAGCAGGATCGCATCGCGGGTGTCGCGCCAGTCCTTGCGGGACTCGCGGACCACGGCGCCGGCCCGGCGCTCATTCGCCCAACCAGCCGTCACCGTCGCGGGCGCGGCCTCATAATCGCCACGCCCTACCGCTTGCGCGTTACCCGCCAGGCGTTGCGCCGCCGCCAGGGTGGCATCGCCGACCGCGGAAGACGTAGCAAGCTCGCGGAGGCCAGCGTCGTCGGCTAGGTAGGACTTTGAGCCCGGAACCTTGCGGAGTGCCATCAGGTCATCACCAGCCCTATCTCCCAGCCATGCGGCCACTCGCCCGGGCGCCCATCAACAGACCATGTCCCGGCCATGCGCTTACCTGCAGGGACGCGGATGCGGTCAGCGGGCAGGAACGTAAAGCCCGGGTCGCGGTAGAGGGCCGCCGTGGAGCTCGTGACGTCGGTATGATCCAACGGGTCACTGGTTGCCCGGGGCCCGATGATGCAGTCCGTCACGGGGATCTCCTGCCCCGGCAGTGGGTTTCCTTTCGCGTCCCGGCCGCCGCCGCGGATAACCACGACGTCAGTTCGCCAGGACTTCGGGAACCTCGACACAATGCCCATCAGGCGCCCGGTCCGTAGATCGGGGCCCCGGCAATGTCAGCACCACATGAGCAGTACGTCGCGCCGAAGTTGAGCGAGCACCACTCGGCGTGGATGGTGTTCGCAAACCCGGCGATTTTGACGCCGAACGCCCGTTGCGCCCCGTCGCCGAGCGCCTTCTTCTCCTGCTTGGTGAGGTAGAAGTCGCCGGCAGGGTTGGCCGGCTTCATCGTCACCGAGAACGGGCCGCCGGACTGCTGGATCGACTCCATACCGTCCATACCGTCAGCGTCAGGCATCGCCCGGCGCACGACAGCGCACACGATACGACGGCGGGTCGACGGTGAAGCCGCACCCGCCGTCGAAACCGTGTCCATAATGAACTGCGAAGCATCCTCAAGCAGGACCGTCGCGTGAGCGTCGCCGCCCGTAGGCATGTCCGGCCAGCGATCTTTGAACTCCTGCAACGTGGCGAACGGGAACGGGAGAACATCAGTCACGGCCGGACCTCCTAGCTAGTTGCGTGTGCGGCGTGCGGGCTTGTCGTCCGCTTCGGCCTTGGGCTCGGCCCAGTCGGCGCCGAGGTTGGCCGCCGTCTCGTCGGACACGTCCACGGTTACGCCCGTGACGACGTTAACGAGGCGCGGCATTAGTCGACCACCGCGTCAACGATCTTGGCGAAGGCGCCCAGGTCGGCGATGCCCCAGCCGTAAACAACTTCGGCGCGGAACGCGATCTGGTTGTTGCGCTTCAGGTCGCCCTGGCCATCCGGGTCGCCGTACTTGATGACCTCAAGGCCGAGGACCTTCTGAATGCCCCAGCGGACGGCGGTGAAGTCGCCCACGATAGCGCGGAGCTTCGTGTCCACAGCCGCAACGCCGGTAGCGCCCACAGTGCGGGACGTCGAAGCGCGGTGGCCCTCAAGCTGAGACACGGCGGTCCCGAGGTTCAGGTCCGGGTACAGCTTCCGGCCGTTCGGGTCGCGGAGGCTGTTGAACGAGCCGGCGAACTTCGGGTCCATGGCAATGTCGGACGGCACGAAGCCGTTCGCCAGCAGCAGCGCGTCGGCCGCGTCGATGTTCGCGTACGGCTTGTCGGCGGCCTTCAGCTCCACAGAGTTCGTGGTGTTGATGAGACGCTGAGTCATCGCCGCAACGGTCGCGCCGCCGGTCGGGTTGATGCCGTGGATGACGCCGAAGTCCAGAGCGCGGGAAAGCGCCGGCTGGATCTGATTCAAGATCTCCTGAACAACGCCGAGCTGGTGGTCCTCGTCCGCCCACTGAACTTCCTCAGTCCAACGAACCGTCTTATGGAACTTGAACGGGTCCGTGGTCTGCGACGTCTTCGTGATCGTCGAGGCGCCCTTGTTCGCGCCTTCACCGACATACTCGGCCTCGCCGATGTTGAAGACGAACGCCTCGCCCTTGCCGAACTTCATCGGCGTGTTGGTCGACAGGGTCGAAATGACCGAGCCGTCCGAAACCTTCTTGATCCACGGATCAAGGATTTCCTTGGGGATGCTCAGATCCCCAGTAGTCAAAACTGCCATTGCAGTGCCTTCCTAGTCGCTAGTGCTTTGAAAGAGGCTGCGCGTGAACTCCCGCAGGGGATCATCGCCAACCTTGTCGGGGGTGAGCTCCTGCCCGGGGATGACCGGGCCGGAGGGTTTGATGAGTTCAGCGAGATCCGCCGCGTGGGCTTCGAGTTCCTCGCGGGTGTTGCCGCGGAGTGCGGACGCTGGGACGCCGGACGTCTTGGCGACGTCGGCGACAAGCTCGGCCCGCTCCTTTTCCGCCTCGTAGGCCTGGAGCTTCATGGCAAGCTCGGTTCGCTCGGTGTCTGCGGACGTGAATTTGCCCGTCAGTTCATCGAGTGCCGTCTTGTTGGCCTTCGACTGGCTCTCCCATTTGCGCGCCAGTGCTTTCCAGTCCGGCTCCTGTGCAGGAGGTTCCGGGGTCGGCGTCGGCTCGGGTGTCGGCGTGGGCTCTGGTACTGCTTCGCTCATCTGTTGTTCCTCCCGTGCGGGATAAAACGGCCCCGTGCGGGGCCGGTGGTCTAGTGGGTGTGAACGCCGTCGTTGACGACGTCCGGGTGCAGGCGGCGGAATGCCGCGCTGATGTCCTTGATGTCACCTGACTGCGCCTCATTGCGGGCGGCCTGATACATCGCATAGTGATCGTCGGGCAGGTAGCCCTCTGGATAGTCGGAGGCCTTGCCGATCCTCGTCGGGACACAGTCGCAGTCGCCGTGATAGCGGTTGCCATCGCCGCCCGCGGACGCCTTGGAATGAAAAACTGCATCCCGTGAGGCGAGGATCAGGCACCAGCTACACGTCTTCGCGCCGGTCGGCACGCGGGCCCAGCGGACGCCCTCGCGCTTCGCGTTGGCCGCCACAGTGTTCCGCGCCGGCTGCTTCACGTACTTATCCGTAGCCGTCAGCAGCCCGCCGAGCATTGCCGTAGGCTCGGGCGTCCATAGATGCCCCGCCAGATAGCGCACCTTGGACTCTACCGCGCCCGAAGGCACCGCAGCGGCCGTCAGTGCCCGGAACCGTCCAGCGGCCCCAGACGCGGCGCGCAGCTCGTCATACCAGTCAGCCGCGAGAGTCGCCGCAACGTCGCCATACTGCTGCGTGAGCACCGGAACGAACTCCAGCAACGCATCCCGCGCCGCTTCCGGCCTGCTCAGATCCAGCGAGGCGAAGAACGCCTCCAGCGCATCCCGGACAAGCTGGGAAAGCTGCGAATTAGCCGCCCG